ATGAATGGGTAGCCAAGTTAAGGTTTTATTTAAATAATCTGCGCGCGATTATTTATTTTATTTCCCTCACCTTGTATAAATATTATACCAGATTTTTTATTGGAAGTCAAATATTAAATAAGCTCTTTTATATCTTCCCATTTAATTTTGACAATAATACGATTTCCACGTCTGTCTTTGAGTTCAATAGCCGGACGACAAACAACGCCTTCCATCTCATGCTCTTTTTCAGCAATAGTAGACATAGGATGGTCCTTTACAAAAGCTACTGCTTCCCAGAGAGTTCCTTCACCAACAATAGGTACAGCTTTAATTCCGAACATAGTAGCAGTTTTTTCTACCCATTCGCGCTCTTGATAATTTTCACCAACAAGAACATCAAAAAGTATAAAGTCCACACCGTTAGAAATATAATTTCCGCCGCCTTTTTGAATCTTAGAACCATAACCTTCGCCAAAAAGAATTACTTCTTTTTCTCCAAAGGCTTCTTCAAAAATTTGAGCGTTAGCTTCGCCGCCAAATAGTTCATTAAGACGATTTACTAAATCTGCGGGAATTGTAGCATTATCAGTGCGGCCACCAAAGGAAACATTATGACCGTCCCAATAAACACGGATATTAGTTCCGTCAATTTTTTCAGTCCAAATCCACTTATTTGACACAAGAAACTCTACAGTAGGATCACGAAATACTCCAGGCATAAGCTTCTTAGTGCCATTCATATCTCTAGAAAAAATTGTTTCAATCTTTTCATATTTACGCATAATTAGTATCCTTTCTTACCAAATTACCGTCCCTTCGTTCGCGCGAAGATATTCATATTCTTTTCGAGTAATCCAACGAATAATAGGAGTACGTCGTTCTTCATAACGTTGATTAATTCCGATATATTCGTAATGAAGAGTACCAATCAGAACTTCTACAACTTCAATGGAATTTTCTGAATCAGAAAAGTCATGAATAATGCGTTCATCAAGAACAGCCCAATCCTTAATATCACGATAAACAGGACGCAAATTCTTCATATTATATATCCTTTCTAAAATTAATATTACAACTTTCCATTAAAGCAGCAAAAATATCCCACAATTGCTTCGATACAATTTCGTCAAATTCGACAAGATAAGCATTTATCCATTCAGTATTATAGTTACGCAATCGTAAAACTTCTTTGTATTGCTCTCGCATCTCCTGAAAATCATTCATATTATTTATTTCCTTTCTCATTTACTATAATAATTATATCAGAATTTTTAGAGAAAGTCAAATATTATTTGCGCCAGAATTCATAAGCATTATTATATCCCTCTCTATATCCTTCATAATATGCTTGTTCTATAAGTTTAAGTTCTTGTTCAGTTAGATCATCATATAATTTAATAAAATCTTCAAAAACCATATTAAATCTCCTTATATCCATAATGAGTGAGGAGTTGACGCATATTCGCGGCGCCAACGGCATTTTGGCTATGAATATGAAAATAGAAAAAAGGAAAATTACTTTCTACAATCCACTTACACACATCATAACCAGTGCGTGAAAACTCGTTATAGCCATCCTCTTCTTCTCCAAGGTCGTGGTCGAAATCAAGAATAAGAATCTCATTTTCAGCCATATAATCACGCATATGGTTGAGAACATGAATTATTTCCTCATAAGAGCGTACAATACAAGGAACCCAATGTTCGGTATTCAAATGCTGGCGAAACCAAGTATCATCTTCGCGCACATCATCGAGGTAGATATAATAATTCATAGCTTTCTCCCACATTCAGGACAAAATTTAGGATAGTAATAATCAGTTCTATCTTCACCAGAACCCCAAATAGCGATTTTATTTACTTTATCTTTTTCATCCGGATAAGCAATCCCAATATAAACATGAGTAAATTCACTATCACATAAACAAGTATTAAGATTTTTTATCCAATTATTAGGGTCATATTTTCTAATTTTACAAAAATCACACATAATTATATCCTTTCTCATTCTTTCTATAAATATTATATCAAAATTTTTATAATATGTCAAATAAAAAAGAGATGGATTTCTCCATCTCAAATTTATTCTTTTTTGACTAAATATTGATCGCCCATAATCATTTCTAAAGTTATATTATCACGTTCCCAGTATGGGATACGGACAAGTGGAATGTTGTGAGAAAAGGCATATTGATTTTTTTCTTTGTCTCGTTTTTGTCTTTCTGCTAAATTGTCTTTATCAGCCCAGGAACCCCAAGTTTCTTTATAATGTTGTATTCCATCAAATTCTATCAAACGAATTATTTTTTCTTCGTTATTTAAAATAGCGAAGTCAAATCGTTTTAAATTTAATTCAGAATTGCAATATTCTTTAATATAATTAATATTATTTTCTTTTAAAATATTAATAATATTTTGCTCTCCAATAGAATAATTAATACAGCCACAAGATTGTGTTTGACCAGTTCTTAAACTATACCCATCTACTGATTTTTCAGTTCCACATTCGCATTTACAAATCCATTTTTTATGATTATTAGGATCTCGTTTAAGAACAGTCCATCTTCCAAAAGTTTGTCCTGTAATATCAACCCATTTATTATCTATAATAAGACAACCACAAGATTGAGTATGACCATTTAAAAGATTATAACTTGGGACTTCTTTATAATTACCACAATCACATTTACAAAGCCAAATTGGAATTTTCTTTTCTCCCGCAGTTTTTTCTGTGCGAGAAACTACTAATAATCTTCCAAATCGTTGGCCTACTAATTTATTATAACGTTCTTCTGCTTTTTTCTTTTTAATATTTTTCAATTTAGAACATCCGCAATCCCGCGGCCGAATACTAGAACGTAAATATTCACTACTTTTTTCACATATATTCCCACAATCACATTGACATTTCCACCAAACGTGATTATTATGTGGTAAAGCTTTTTCTAATACTAATAATTTGTCTATTTTCTTTCCTGTTAAATCTATAAGAGTAGCCATAATTACCACTCACCTCCATTAGATAAGTGGTAATTATAACGATATTTATTTATATTTTCTTCCATAATGATAGAAAAGTTTAGTGAATAGCGTTATATCTCTCACTATTTAGCTTTTCAAGCATTAGATCAATAGACGTCTTACCAGACATAATCTGCTCAAACAGTACAGGACTGCAGCCAGACACGTAAGTAATACCACTCTTAGGATCATCTAGGAAAGTATCGTTGCGAGCAGATACATTCCAGAACACTACGTCAGGGAACTCATAACGGTTGCCGCACTTCTGAGCCCACTTACGACGCATAGATTCCATAAATACTTCCTTACGATTGGAAATACCCGCAGAACGATCTACTTCCATATCGGAAACAACTACTAGAGTCTTAGGCATAGCGTTCTGAGGTAGACGATACTGCATAGCAGTATTTAGCACTAGATCAAAAACGCTTTCAAGGTTAGTATTTTCGCACACATTGGAGCGAACAATACGAGAAACCTTGTCACAGAAATCTGCGCCAGCTACTTCTACTAGACGTGCATAACGGCTAAAGCTAATGTAATGATCCTTGAAAGGTCCATTAGCACGCTCTGCGGCATACATTGCTAGAGAAACAGCTACCTGCATAGGAGTAGCAGTATTGCTTGCTCCATGTAACATAGAACTAGAAGTATCACAAACAACCATAGCGTTAAAGTTTTCACCGGCAGGGAAAACATTACGTAGATTATCCCAATACTTATTCACCATTAGACGCTGAGTATCGTCTAGACGAGGTTCATGAGAACCATAGGTCCAATAGCTATCGCAATTCATAACCTTCTGAGCTTCGCGTACAACGTCATAAGGATAAAGCTTACCAGCATTTACCTTAGTAGAAGTATCCTTCGCGAACTCACGATACTTCTGCTGAATCATATCGCGACGCTCGAAAGCCTTACGATAGATTAGACCAGCACGAGAAGGTAGATGGGAAAAGTCAATTTCATCCCAACGATTCTGGGACATAAGACGCTCTACTACATGAATACGCTCGCGTAGGGCAGATAGAGTCTTACGATACTCACGAGGAGTTACATGTAGTGCAGCAATAATACGACGAGCATTATGCTTGGTCTTAGCAGAAGAAGAGTTCTCAGAAGGAATCCACTTGCCAAGTAAAGATACTGCCGCGCCAGCTTGGTATGCCTTCATATCACTAATGAGCTGATTCTCAATTAGCTTCATAACAGCATTCTCACAAGGAGTATCGAAAAGAACGAATAGGTCATCCCAGCGGCCAAAACCATCACGGGCAATGGTATCAAGATTGCGTAGTACAGCCTGCTTATCATAAGTAGCAAGCCACTTTAGACAAACACGGAAGAAACGACGTTCACCCTGGCCCTCAAGAATATCACGAAGATACCATAGGCACTTTAGAGCATAAGTAGGATTCTCCTGATATGCGTTCTTAAAAAGAACGATACAATCGCTCTCGGTGCGAGAACGGTAGGAGCCGCCAAGCGCGAATAGGTCGTATAGCTTGGACATAGTAGACTTCTTGGCTACTGCCCCATTCTCGGTATTCTTAAAATTATTCTCCTGCTTCATCGCATTGATGAAAGAAGAAGTACGGGCGTTATAATTGCCCTTACGAGTAGAATAAGAGTTCTGAGAAGCAACGAAATTAGAAACTACCTGATTGAAATTAGTCATAATTTTAAATCTCCTTTTTATTTGTTTTAGCCTTGGACTAAGGCTTTTATTTTGTTGTTTTCCCTTTCAACATAATAATTATAACAAAATTTTTATAAAAAGTCAAATATTATTTATGTGAAAATTTCCAAATTTGTTGTTTTAAATATTTCACTTCGCGTGAAGTAGTTAAAGGTTGAATTTCGGATTGAATTGAAGAAATTGTAAGATATTTATTTGCATCTTTTAACATTTTTTCAAAATCTTCTTTATCAATTGCTTGTTCTTTCGCTTTTTGCTTACCAAACATAAAAATACTCATTATTTAAAATCTCCAAATTTAATTATTTATATAACTGGTATTTTTTAGATAATTGCGCACAAATATCATCTGGAAGAGGACGAAAACCAATACAAGTGAGAGTTCGACCAACTTCATTTTCATCTATTTCTTCAGAGGTTAATTCTGTGTAGCAATTATCTTTAATTAAGAAAAAATCTTTATTTTCTTCTAAACCTAATTCGCGCGCGAGTGCAATAACCTTTTCAAGTTGATATTTATTTTTTGCTTCACAAATTATTTTTGTAGAAGAACCACAAATCCATTCTTCATAAACATCTAAATCAATAGGTAAAGCAATTATCCATTGATTATCAACTGGATTAGGTAATTTATGATTCTGAATTTGTATGGTTAAAAAAGCCATACTTGCATGGCTTACTTGCGCGGCGAGTTTACCTGGACTCATATTTAAATCTTTTCGTGCGATTATTAGTTGTTTCATCCTTCTATTCCTCCGCCACCAAATACCATAACTAATTTAAAATTAAATTTATCTCGCATTTCACGCAAGTAATTTGTGTTTAAAGAAGTAATAGCTGGCGTATAATACATCTCTCCTTCTCCAGTGATTAGATTTTCTTTTACAAAGAAAGCCATTTGGATATTTTGATTAGTAGCTTCACCATCTTCAATTTCTTGAATAAAACTATCTAAAGATTGACAGTAATGCCAGTCAAAGTCATCCATTGGTTCTTTTATAGCTCTTTTATTCATGTTCGTCCATCATCCTTGCTGTATTAAGTAAAATTTGAGTTAATTGGTCGTCAATATTAAAACGTTTTGCGTTAATTTCAATACTTTTTAATAAATTGCCATTGTTATGTCTTTCGCTTGAAGCTTTCCAATCAGCAATTAATTCAACTAAATCGACCAAATTCATTTCATTAATTCCATTAGGGAAATGTTCTGGATGATGACGATTTACTGCATAATGATGTTCTAAAGCAGGCTTTAAAGCACCAAGTTCTTTTTTATATTCTTCTGAACCATATTCTATTTCGGAAAGACGTTCAGTATGTTCAGCAAATAATTCTACTTCAGGACTTTCCATTTTACTTGCATCATGGTTTTCGCCGCGTGAAGTTAATTTATCAGTGAAAAAACGTATATATTTACGTACTTTATCTATATGTTTTTGAGTCTCAACACGACATTCATCGAGCGTCATATTATCTCCTCCTTTTCTAAAAATATTATATCACAATTTTTATGCTAAGTCAAATAGAAAAAACGCACAGTTTCCTGTGCGTTAAAAGTATTCATCTCACTGTTCGGGTTCAGTAGTTTCACCCATATTAAGAATAGGGATACTAGAACTACCACCCACGAATTGAGGTAGCTCACCATTCCATTGTAGAATTTGCTTATATTCTACAAGGTCAGGAGTTAATGATTGATTAATCTTTTTATTTGCTTCTGCTTCTGCTGATGCCTTTACTTCAACAGCATATGCGTCTGCATCAGCTTGTACTTTAGCTACTTCTGCGGCAGCTTCTGCTTCAATCTTCTTACGTTTTGCCGCTTGTTCTGCTTCCATAGTAGCCTGTTCTTGCTGCGTTTGAGCACGCTGCTTTTCTTGCGTAGCTACTTGCTTTGCTTCAACTGCGGCTTCAAAAGCATCTGTAAAATCAATATTTTCTACTGCAAAAGAAATTACATTAATGCCTTTTGGTGTAAGTTCATCGCGAATTAAAGCCTCAATGGCATTAGCTGCTTCTTGACGACTAGAAATTAAATTTTCAGCAGTATAACGAGCAATAACAATCTTTACATCTTCTTGAATACGTGGAGCTACAAGAATAGTAACGTATTCTGTACCAACATCTTTATATAGATTCATAGCAGTAGCTTTATCAATATTATAGTTGATAGAACCTTGAATATCTACTTGCTGAATATCTTTAGAAAATGCTTCAAGTTGGAAAGTTGCTCGTTGCTCACGATTATCCATCGTAATTACGTTATCCCAAGGTGCGTGAAAATTAATACCTGCATCTAATGTATTATCGTGAACTTTACCAAATGTAGTTACAATACCTGTATAACCGGTTGGTACATATGAAATACAAGATAAAATAATTAAAATAATTGCAAGAACTATACCCGCAATACGAACTGCTCTTCGTTGAGTAGCTTTATTAATTACTGTTCCGTCTCGCTTTTTCCTATCAGGAAGAGCAACATGAGAAATTATAAACCCGGCAACAATTACAATTACAGCTAAAATAATGTTAAACATATACTCCTTTATCTCCTTTTATATTATAATATATTGGAGCGCTAGGCCAGACTCGAACTGACATAAGACGATTTGCAGTCGCCTGGATGGCCATTCTCCCACTAGCGCAGATCTTCATAAATATTTAACAAACATCCTATAATAGCTAAAATATTTATTGGTACTACCCATAAATGTTGTGTATAAATATTAATTCCTAAACAAAAACTATTTAACATCATTAATATAACCCAAAACATATATATTATCTCCTTTCTCTAATCATATCTCTAATTGCACATAACGACGAAAAAAGACAGACCGCAAGATTAAGACCGCGAACATAAATATTTCCATTTTGATTAATATAAAATATAAAAAGATTAAGTGTTGCAAAAAGAATATTAACCATTACCGTGCTCCATATCTGTTATAAAAACCATAGCCCAAGCTAACACATATACAGCCCAATATTGCCAAGTTGTTGCGCTAAAGCCAATGCTGTACATAATAAAAAGTATTGCCATTCCACAAATAATTCGTGCGATAGAATATTTAGTCATTTATATTTGTTCTCCTATAAATTTCTAACGTAACTGCTTCCATTACTTTATCTGCATCAATAGCTTTTTCTGAAAAAGAATTTTCACAATAATCTAAATAAGCCCTAGCGTAATAATACATATCAAGTAAAACAAAAATACTATAATTTTCTAAATCCATATTTATTATTCCTTTCTAAATGGTGGGTGCCTTGGGATTCGAACCCAAGACCACTTGTTTATGAGACAAGAGCACTAACCAACTGTGCTAGACACCCATAAATCTCGCGGTTCCAGTGTAGGATAACATCCTCCGGGCCTCAATCCATCGGCGTTTCGCAGTACCTTAGCCGCGAGTCTCACGCGGAAATACATACGCTCGCGAAGCGTATATTCCCTAATCTGCAATTTCTGCTCTTGGTTTGCAGTATACCTCACCTTCGATTACACGGCAGGTCAGCGAGCCTTATCCGTAGGCTACACGGTTGACATTAACGAGTTCAACTTCCGTCTAGATTTGGCGATCCCGCTACTAGTTACGATAAATCTAGTTACCGAGCGAATCTTATGTGTATTCCGGACTACCTTACGGAGTAAGAGAACTCCCGGCGTTCTTTAATGGCGAACACATAATATAAGTTCTGCTTTTCTTATATTATTAGCCACAACCACTCCTTTTTATTGTCGCGACAAAAGGATTTTTACAGGAGGAACCTAAAGCAGGAGTTTAAGGATTTGAACCCTAACTTTGAAGGTTGGAGCTTCACGTGCTACCGTTACACTAAACTCCTATATTAGGTGAAGGTTTGTTTCCCTCACCTTATGTATATATTATAGCAAAATTTTAAATAAAAGTCAAGTTTTTTTCCTGAGTAAAATTGCAATAATTAAAGCACATAAACCTATTAATCCTAAGAGATAAATCTCAACAGATATTTCATCTCCAGTTTGAAACATACCATATAATGGAGTTTCATAACCCCACATATCAAATAATTCTTCTAATTCTTCATCAGTAAATTGAGAGAAATCGGGCATGTTTATAATTGGTTCAGGTAAATTACTAATAATTTCACCAATCACTTCTGGTGAAAGAGTTGGTTTAGGGGTTGGAGTTGGTTTTGGAGTTGCAGTTGGAGAAGGAGTAAATGTTGGCAGGTCCACAACTATAATTGGCTCTTCTGTTGGTTTTGGTGTTTTAGTTGGCTTTACCGTTTCCACCTCTGTTGGCTTTGGAGTTGGCGGCATTTCAGTAGGAATAACTACAATAACTGGAGTATCTGTTGGCTTTGGAGTTACTACTGGTACAGCTGTTGGCTTCTCTGTAGGCACTGGCGTAGGTTTACGAGTGGGCCATGGTGTTACAGTAGGAGTATTTATAGGCGTAATAATAGGCTTTGCAGTTGGTTCACTTGTAGGTTCTTCTGCAGGTTTTATTGTTTCGGTAGGTGCGGGAGTAGGTCTTGGAGACTCACTAGGCTCTCCAGGGGTAACTGTGACAACTGGTGTATCAGTTGGCTGTATGGTAGGAACCGCGGTGGGCTCAACTGTTGGAGTGACGGTGACAGTTGGCGTGGGACTGGGTTCTGTTGTTGGAGTTGGGCTTGCTGATATTGGAGTGGATGTGGGACTGGGAGTTGGTGCTGTGATCGGCTCCGCAGTTGGTGCTTTTGTTGGTTCATGTGTAGGTTCCTCCGTTACTTCTGGAGTAATAGTAGGTTCTATTGTAAGATCTATTTCAATTTCTGGAATAGGAGTTATAGTTGGAGTAGGTGTTGGACTTGGGGTAGAAGTAGGCGTTTCAGTAGGGTTAGGAATTGGTGTTTCTGTTGGAACTGGAGTAGGGCTTGGTGAAGGAGTAATTTCAACAGTTGGAGATGGAGTTGGGGTTACTGTGGGAGTCGGTGTAGGGGTAATAGTAGGTGTGGGCGTAGGGATAGGAGATGGAGTAGCAGTTGGTACAGGAGGCGGCGCAGATGGTTCTACAGTAGGAGGAGTAATACGTTCATTTACATATTCTACTTCTACTGTTTCTCCATCTACAATATTAACTATAGAAGTTGTACCTTCAACATTATTACTACCAAATACTGTAATAATATAATCATCAGTGTTTGCATCTTCTCTAATTTC